CATCAGTAATTATGAAGGAGATAAGTCAAGTTCAATTATTGCAACTATTATAAATGGCGAGTACCATATTTTGGATGGACACCACAAAACAAACTTCTTATGAGCTTTCAATATGAAATCAAATCCCATAGCCAAAGACTTACGGACACCCAAATATAAAATGCGAGTAAAGAAAAACAAGAAAAAATACACCAGAAAGCAAACCTTCAATGATCCCTTCAAGGACTTGGTCAAGGTGTTGGAGAGTAAGACGCACTATCCTGACCGAGTAGGAAAGGGAGTAGTGAAAGGCGATGATGTGGCATCAATGAGAGACATAATTAATAATAAGCAGGGAAGCAAGGATGTGTGATACCATTTCCACAGGACAAGAAATATAACATCATCTACGCTGATCCAGCGTGGAGTTATGGTGGTAAGCTGCCACAACGAGCCAAAGAACAACATTATAGGGTAATGTGCTTGGATGATATTTGTAAGCTGCCTGTCAGCGATATTTCGGCTGATAACAGCATACTTTTAATGTGGGCAACCTTTCCTTTACTGGATAAGGCATTAAGGGTTATTGGGGATTGGGGATTTGAATATAAAACTTGTGCATTTACCTGGATAAAAAAAAACAAAAAATCCGATAGTTTTTTTTGGGGAATGGGAATGTGGACTCGGTCTAATGCCGAAGTGTGCCTGTTAGCCACAAAAGGAAAACCAAAAAGAAATTCAGCATCAGTTCATCAAGTTGTGTATGAGCCAATTAGAGAACACTCACGAAAGCCAGATTGTGTAAGAGATCGCATAGTAGAGCTATGTGGCGATCTTCCACGCATAGAACTGTTTGCAAGACAAAAAGTAGATGGATGGGATGTTTGGGGAAATGAGATATGAAAATAGTCATACCCTATAAGCCACGAAAGCATCAAAAGGAAGTTCACGACAAGTTAAAAAGATTTAATGTTCTGGTCTGCCACAGGAGATTCGGCAAGACTGTTTTGTGCATCAATGAACTCATAAAGCATTGTCTGCAAAACCCTCTGCCCAGACCTCGTTGCTATTACATAGCTCCAACCTATTCAATGGCAAAAAGGACTGCATGGGATTATTTGAAAGACTACACAAGCGTCATCAAGGGAACGGAATATCACGAAACTGAACTTCGATGCGACTTGCCCAATGGTGGCAGGATACAGCTTCTCGGAACGGAACGACCTAACTCGCTGCGTGGTCTTGGAATAGACTACTGCGTGATGGATGAGGTTAGTCAATTTCCTCCCAGACTCTATCATGAGATTGTCCGACCTGCATTGGTGGACAGATACGAACTAGGAAAAGAGCAGAAGTTTTTAAGTGGCAGGATGATCGCCATCGGAACGCCACAAGGTCATAACACCTTCTTTGACTTGTACGACCATGCCGTTCATCAAGACGAATGGTATGCCCATACTTTTAAGGCGAGTGAAACTGAAATCATATCGGAGTTGGAACTGAATGAAGCCAAGAGCATGATGCCGGAGGAAGTCTATGAGGCGGAGTTTGAATGCTCGTTTGACTCGGCAGCACTAGGATCAATCTACGCAAAAGGATTGGCGAAGGCGGAAGAAGAAAAAAGAATTACAAAAGTACCCTATGAGATAGGAATCAAGGTTAATACCTTTTGGGATCTCGGAATGGCAGACAAGACTGCCATCTGGTTTGTTCAGCAAAAAGGATCAGCATTCCATGTCATAGACTACTTTGAGGATAGTGGTGAGAGTTTAGAATTTTATGCAACTGTTCTCGATGAGAAGAAGTACATTTACGATACGCATTACCTCCCACATGATGCTAGTGTCAGGGAGTTAGGAACTGGAGTATCACGAGTAGAGACGGCACAGTCTTTAGGCATGAGAACTTCCATTGTTCCCAAGCTCCCTGTCGAAGATGGCATAAACGCTGTCCGAATGGTCTTATCGAGATGTTGGTTTGACCACGAACAATGCAAACATGGACTCGATGCCCTGCGTCAATATCGTTGGGCAAGGACTGAAAGAGGAGAACTTAAAAATAAACCAGAGCATTCCTGGTGTAGCCATGCAGCAGACGCTTTCAGGTATTTCGCTGTTGGCAACAACCAGTCAAGCGAGTGGAGTACCAAAATCAAATACAATAATTTAGGAATAGTTTAAAACACATGGCACGATTATCAAAACAAAAATTGCTTTCATTGATAGCGCAGGAGATTTCAGGATCTCTTGGCTTCTATGCAAGTGACTTGTCAAAACAGCGAGAAAGCGCACTCAAGTATTATTTGGGTGAGCCGTTGGGCAACGAAGTGGAAGGTCGCAGTTCTGTCGTTAGTCAGGATTTACTGGAAGTCATTGAATCCATCCTGCCGAGCCTGATGCGAATGTTTACGCAATCGGACAAGGTAGTTAATTTTGAGCCAACGCAGCCAGAGGATGTGCAATATGCAGAACAAATTTCTGACTACTGCAATTTTATATTTAACCATGACAACGATGGATTTGGAATTTTACAATCCATGTTCAAGACTGCCCTCTTGCAAAAGAATGGATTTTGCAAGGTGTACTGGAAAGTCTCCAAAGAGCAGAAAAAAGAACGCTACAGGAATTTAGACGAAACGCAATACCAAGCTCTGTTGATTGACGATGAAGTGGAAGTCATCAATGTAGAGGAGGTGGTGGATGAGAGAGAGGCAGATTTAATTGAGCCAGGACTTGAAGAAGCAATGGCTGAATCAAATGTGTCCTACAATGTAGAAGTACGAAGGACAAAGGAATACGGAAGATGCGCCATTGAGCCAGTTCCACCAGAAGAGATTCTGGTTTCTTCCAGAGCCAAATCCCTGAAGGATTGCAATTTCATTGCCCACAGGGTTACAAAGACCATATCCGAATTGATCGACATGGGTTTCAAGAAATCCGATGTTGAAAACCTGCCAAGTGCCGAAGGTGAATTTTTTAACACCGAAGCGATAGTCAGGCGAAGCTATGACGATGCTGCAACGGACTTGGAATCGAATACTGTCGATCCTGCCATGCGAGTTGTTCAGATTACTGAATGCTACATGAAAGCAGATGTCGATGGCGATGGCATAGCCGAGTTAAGAAAAATCATTGTCGGAGGAAGTGGCTACAACAGCTACACCATTCTGGAAAACGAAGAAATATCCATTTTGCCTTTTGCGATGTGCGTAGCAATACCAATGCCATTTAGATTTTTTGGTTTATCCATGTACGACCTTCTTGCTGATGTTCAGCTAATGAGTACATCCATCATGCGTCAAACGCTTGATAATATGTATATGCAGAATGCAGCCAGAACGATTGTCGTTGATGGACAAGTCAACTTGGATGATTTGCTGACTACACGACCTGGTAGCATAGTGCGAGTGAAATCGCCTAATGCCGTTACAGCAATGCAAACGCCTAACTTCCTGAATGATGGTTTGGCGATGATGAAAAAAATTGATGAGGTCAAGGAAAAGCGATCTGGCGTTCCCAATCAACTGATGGGATTGAATCCAGACACGATTAACAAGTCACACACCACAGCGCAGTCTGTCAATCAGATGATGAACAGCTCAACGCAGCGCATTGAATTGATTGCAAGAAGTTTTGCTGAAGGCGTGAAAGAAATATTTAAGAATGTTCTGTCGGTGGTTTGCGAATACCAAGACAAAGACAGAATTATAAAATTGCGAGGCAAATTTGTTTCGGTTGATCCTAGAGAATGGGTGAATCGTTATGACTGTACTGTGCAAGTCGGTCTAGGAACAGGAAACCAAGACCAACGGCTTGAAGTTCTGCAAAGAGTTTTAGCTGTACAGGAAAAGTTGTTACAGGCAGGAAGCATGGGATTAGTGACTCCACAAAATATCTACAACACTTTAGAAAATTATTTACAAAACAGTGGATACAAGGATGCGAGTCAATTCTTTGTCAATCCTGCTACACAACCTCCACAGCCACCACAACCAAAAGAACAAGA